CGGTGACAAGGGCAGCAATGATCCAATGCGTCCCGAGGATCCTGAAGAATACATCGGCTTCAAGACGAAAGGAGCGACTCCTGAGGATGCTGCAGCAGAAGCAGCCCCCGAAGTCGAAGAAGTTCCATACGAGCCTGCCGAAGTGTAAATTGAAGGCGTAGTAAATTACAGTTAAGACATGCTCAACATGAGAGACATCTCGAAGATGAAGAAGACGGCCTGGGAGATCCTCAGGTCCCCGAGGACTGTTGCACTTCTCAAACTCGGAGCCGCTGTGATCGGCGTGATTCACGCGATCGATGAACTGAGAGAATCTCCAGGTGCTAAGAAACAGATCGGATTCCACATGGATGAAGATGTTTGAACAAACAAAAAATTTGTTGTAGTGTTACGACACATTGACCGGTAGCCAAATGGTAAGGCAGGGAGCTGTTAACTCCCCTACGTGTAGGTTCGATCCCTACCCGGTCAGCACAGGCAAATCATGGCAAGAGTAAACAACGCAGACACAAAAGCCGAAACACCGCTTCCAGAGCTTCGTAGGGCTCTCGACAATCTCAAACCAGGTGAGAAAGTCACATGCCCACAATCGAAGTCTGAGATTCTCAAGATTCAAGAGAACATCACTCGAAGGAGACATGAGATTCCAGGTGCTGATTCTCACCTCGAGTACATCGAGGCTATGATCATCGCAGAGGCTGAGGGCAAATTAGAATTTAGGAAGTAGAGATACTTCATCTTGGAAGTTTGGCCGAGTGGTTTAAGGCGTCAGTCTTGAAAACTGAAGTGGTTAATAGCCACCGCGGGTTCGAATCCCGCAGCTTCCTCTCCAATCCATGAAAGATTGGACACGCGTTCCTTCGTGACAATTTCTTGTAGGTGAAAGCGACCAAGGAACATCAGGTCGATGAGTAACCGCCACGGAACCGTAGCTCAATTGGTAGAGCAAGAAACTTTTAATTTCGAGGTTACCGGATCGTCCCCGGTCGGTTCCACATAGGTACAGTCATGCCAACCTACGATTACAAGTGTCTAGTCTGTGAGAACGAGTTCGAGACAATTCAATCCATCAAAGACGAACCACACACCCCTTGCCCATCCTGCAAGGTAGAATGCAGCAACCGCCTCATTTCAGGAGGTACTGCATTCGTCCTGAAGGGAGGCGGTTGGGCCGCAGATAATTACGGTTCTAAGAAGTCTTAGACTTTCTTGAGTTCGTCAAGGAGTGCCTGAGGGGCTCCCTTGGAGAGGTCACCGACTTTCACGTTCTTCTGGTCGGCGAACGTGACAAGACCGCTGTTCGTACCAGGTCCCCAGATACCGTCTACCTTGCCCTTATAGAGACCGAGCTTCGCGAGTTTGGTCTGTGCATCCGAGAGGGAAGTCTTCGTCCAAGGAACTCCAAGAGCCGCCATCGTCGCAGCCATCTCAGGAGACCAGACTGGGCTGATTCCTGTTCCACGAAGGAACAGCTCTCCCTCGTCCTTGCGTCGGTTGTAGAGACCTGGGACGATCTCCTTCTTGCCGTTGATCGTGGCCTTGCACCAGTCGAGGAGACGCTCTGGAACACCTGCGAAGTTGCTCGCATTTGTCTCGCGGGCAACACCTGAGTTTGAGTACACCCCAACTCCGCAGTTGAAACCGAATGAGACAAGGGCATCAAACATGTTCTGGGTGAGTTGGACCTTCATGTTTCTCTTAATCGAGTCCTCACACTTCTTCACCTCTTCGCGGAGGAGGTCGTACGCCTTCTCCTTGGTGATCGCCACACCGTCTGGAAAGTTGTCAGTGGGCTTGATGAGGTAGCCGATGCCGATAGTGCGGAGACCAGCAACGTCCTTGTACGGGGTGAGGATGCAACCTTCCCACTTTTCGATGAACTGAAGACCATTGAGCGAAGTTACGAGTTTATCATTCATGATCTCTAAGTATCGAATAATGAAAAAATTTGTACGTGTCTTCTTCGTGGTGTAAATTCACTTTGTTGTTTGGAATTTGCCAATCAACTTTGTCTTTTAACCTGTCAACCAGTGTAAAGGTGATCTCAGAATGGTTATACTGAGAGTACCAACATGGCTTCAGACAAAAAGATGTTAGCCGAGGCAGCTTCTACTGCGATCAGTGGAAGCAAGGATGCCCGAACTTTTCTGCTCGGTGCCGTGGGCCTTCGCGCCGATGGAGTCTTCGTTTCCTCGAGGAACATCCCAGCACCTGAGGCCACCTTTGAGCGCAATCACCACGCCGAGACACGTCTCGCCCGAAAGTTGACCCCTGGTTCCACAGTGTGGGTTGCACGAGTGGCACGCAGGGATGGTTCCTGGGCGATGGCGAAACCGTGCAGAGGATGTGAACGCAGGTTGCGGATCGCAGGCGTTTCTCGAATCGTGTACACCATCGGACCCAACGAATGGGGAGTGATCGCATGCGAATCTTGATCCTCGATGACGAGCAGGTGAGACACGATGCGTTCGCCGAGTTCTACGGAGGGCATGAGGTGGTCCACGTGGAGACTTACAGCCAATTCGTTCGTGAACTCGAGAGTGGTTCTCCGTGGGACCTGATCCACCTCGATCACGACCTGGGTCCTGGTGATTCCTACCTGGACGGGTGGGGTGACATGCAATTCTTCACAGGACAACACGCCGCGATTCGAGTGTGTGAGTTACACGATGAACGCCTTCCCGGTGAGGTGATCGTGCACAGCGTCAATCCGTTGGGAGCGACCAACATGGTGTCCGACCTCAAATCTAGAAAAATAAAAGTAGCTTGGATTCCTTACAACCTACAACCACAATAAGCAGTAACTCAACGTCAACTCATCAACATCACAAAACACTAAGAAAGAACATGAACATGAACATGATCGCGAAGAAGGAAACCTCGAACTTCAAGAAGAGCAACAAGAGCAGCACTTACAACAGGAAGGACGTACAACATCCGGACGTTATCAACATGGATGCTCTTTCTTGCTACGATGACGAGTCTCTGGAACGTGCACATGCTTATCTACAGAACGAACGTGAGAAGGCTTCTCGTTACACTGACGATCTGACTTCTTGGGAGGTCGAGATCTGCTACGTCCAGCGAGAACTCAAGATTCGCAACACTCGCAGATCGATGCACTCGGAATATCTTCGAAACAATCCTGACGCATACTACGGTGATTTCTCCTCGTCCCACGACGAGGCAGAACAATCTTCTTATAACTGAAAAACATAAACGATTTGAACAAAGAAAATAACTTACAGAAGCAAAAAGGAAAAGGGCAAATGAACCTTTCCAAAAAGTCCTCCACTGAAACGGGAGGCACCATCAGTGCTTATTTAAATGACCTTAAGGCTTTCCCGCAGCTTAAGCATCCTGACGTAGTCACGCTTTTTCAGCAGTACGAGTCTGGTGGTAGCGCAGCTGAGAAGGCGCGCAAGAAGCTCATCGAGAGTAACCTGCGGCTCGTCATCTCCATCGCAAAGAAGCAGAAAGGTCACAACATTCCGCTGGAGGACCTCATCCAGGAGGGCAACCTCGGTCTCCTCAAGGCGATCGAGCGCTTCGATTACAAGAAGGGTTTTCGATTCTCCACCTATGCCACGTGGTGGATCAAGCAGGCGATTAGCCAACACGTCCTGAAGCGGAAGAGGATGATTCGTCTTCCTGCTCATGCCGCAGGAATTCAGAGAAAACTAATACAGGCATCTCAGGAGTTCAAGGAACTTACTGGGTCTGATCCTACGCAAGAGGATCTAATGACACTCGTAGATGCTTCTGAGACTGTAGTGAAGGCCACTCTCGCGAGTGGAAATAACGTAGTTTCTCTAAGTCAAACGATCTCTTCCGATCCAGACAGCGGGACGCTTGAAGAAAAACTTGAGGACACTGACGGTAGAAACGATCCTTTCTATAACGTATCTTCCAAAGAGTTAATGGACATTGTCCGATGCGTTCTATCGAACTTGTCTGACAAAGAATCTGCAATCCTCAAATTGCGGTTCGGTCTTTTTGATGAACATGAAGTCGTCGATGAGTCTTACAGGATTTCTGAAGAAGAATTAGCTGCCCTGAAAAAGGGTGTTCCGCTCAGGTAGAAACATGTTGGAAGTTTTTTCATTTGTCACGCTGCTGGCAACATCGTTGTACTTTAAGTACAGACTTGACAACATTGAAAAGGTCCTTACAGACATCTCCCAGGGTCAAGAAAAACTGCTCGAAGACAAAGTAGGCTTCGAGCAGGACTTAAACACAAGACTTGAGAGTCTACAGAGCATGAGGTTCTCACCTTTAAGCTTTCGTCAAGGTCTCGGAAGGAATTTGAAAAATGAATAAGAAGAGCTCCGAAAAAAAGTCTGAGTACGCTACCGTCGGTCTCGATGAAGGCGTGAACTACAGGGAAATCGCAGATATGATGACGGAAATTGGTTTTAAGATGAACCATTCTTCTGCAAGAAACTACGTCCTCAGAGTCATGAGAAAATTTGCGGAAGCCATCATCGATGGATGGGACGTGGAAGTCCCAGAACACAAGATAGACAGCATCATCAAGACGCCGAAGTTCCAAAACGCAATTTGTAGTATATTACACACTTTAGAGGCTGAAGACAAATATATTCAGCAAATCGGAAGGTAACTTTTATGAGACTGCAAACAAAAAGCCTGTCAAGGGTCTCTCTCCTTGACCTCTTGAGGAAGAAGAGGTCCACACTGGAAAAATTTTTGGTTGACACCGGGATTGTCACTTACGACAAGCTAGTTGAGAGGTGCTCTTCCATTGGTGTAGTTCCGCCAAGCGAGGAACAATTTCACAAGGCCATGGGTTCACCCATGACTCATGAAGTCTCATCTCCGACTGAAGGCGTGATTGTTCTCAACCCACTTCCTGAATCGACAACAGAAATTTTGACCCCCGAGGAAGACACGTTAGAAATTCCACAGGACGAGACACCCAAGAAGAAAAAGAGAAAGACCAGCACGTCCACGCAAGATCTCTGATGATCTTCAAGGTTTACAAATTTTGTCGCCGAGTATAGTTAGAGGACTCCTTGGAGACAAATGTGACCTCTTGAGTCACCCTGTGTCTTTAGGGAGCTCACAAGGAGAAATGTAGATAATGACTAATTTAGCTATCGCACTGATGCTGGCTTTACAAGTAACACTGCCCGGCGTCAGCCAAGATCGGCTCAGAGTTGTGTCAGAAGACATGGTCTCGGTCGTAAATGATGAATTCCAGAGTGGAACTCTGAAGAGCAACCTCAAGCAAGAAGATGCTTTGCCTATGCTCGCGGCGATCGCAGTAGGAGAATCAGCACTCAGACGTGACGTTGAGAACTGCAAAGTCTCAGGAGACGGCGGCAAATCCGTCGGCCTCGGTCAGGTGATGAGAGGTCCTAACTGGAAGGGCTACAAGCGAACTGAAATTTGCAACAACAGAAAGATTCAGCTTAAGCTGGCACTCCACGTCTTAGACGCTTGTTGGCAGAGGACACCTGAAGCAACTGCTGCATTCAGATGTTACACGTCTGGTGACCCTAGTAAGGGTTCGTACGCGGCACGACATGAATACTCTACTTACAAGAGAGTGAGATCACATGTGAAGTCTCGTGTAGACAGTCAAAAGATTTTCACTTGCAACTTTACAAGTCTATCGTCGTTCTACGTTCGTGAGGCAAACAGCTGCGAACTTTAAGCACAGGAGTGTGTGCAAATTAGCACACAGGCGTTTTATGATCATGACCATGAGGAATTTCGTTCTCCTTCTGGTCATGATTTTTAGCAGCAACGCAACTGCAAGTACAGCTTCGTGTGCCTTGATTGGCGATCACGACACCCGCATGATGTGTTATGCCACTTCTACAGGCAGTGCATCGTGGTGCGGTTTCATCAAGGACAAGGAT